GTAAGTGCGCGCATGATGGAGCGCTGGCCGTTTAGGACAAAGTTGCCCGTGGCGGACGTCAGATTCACTGGAGGAGCCCATCCACCTCCCGCAGGAATAAAGGGTGGTTTGAGCGGATTTAGCCAATTGGAGAAGTTCGCCACCTGATTGCGATACAGGAGGGAATCCGAGCGACGCGGAACAATAATCATACGCTCAATCGGATTGTGTGTCTGAAGTTCCACAATCTGACGACTGATGAGACCCTGGAAGGGATACGTCGTAATCTGGCGTACCAGATATTGCAGTGGTTCCGAAGAGAACTGGTTACGTTCCTCATCCGTGACATAGACATAGGTCAACTGAACACGTGGATTAAGTGGCCATGTATTTAAAAGGGGAGTGGGTGTACCAATGTCCGTCAGGAAATTATTAATGGTGACATCGGAAATATCCGAGACCGAGGTATAAAACACATTCTCAGGCTGCAACAACGGAAGGGGTGAAGGATTGAACTGATAGCCTGGCGCGACTTGATTGCCGTTGATATCTAGAATACGATACAGTTGATTGATAGGCCGCAGTGTAATCTGCACCTCACACTCGGGATATTGAAGGGACACGGGCGGCAACGATTCAAACGTGGTCTCTGTGAACCAGAAGGGCAGCGGGACCTGTAGCGTTCGTCCTTGAATGGACGGTCTGTTAATGTTGGGAGGCGTTGTGGTGGAACCTCCTGGTCCATTATTGTTGTACACCAATGGATAGCCCGTGCCTGTAGAACCACCCGCATAGAGGCCATTTGCGGGGTCATACAGGTCTGGAATGTTGCCCACGAGACGAGACCATTTCTGGAAGGCTCTCGTGTCCAAATCGGCCTGCGCCTTCGCAATCATGTAACTCCCGTCAAACTCCTGAATCTTTTGACCGCCAATGAAGAAACCGATGTTTTGGATAATATGGCAACCAATGTACGTGGTCCATGCAAAATTATATTGAGACGTTCTACCATTCGGTAGCGGTAGGTTCTCAATATACTTTGTATAAATATCAGGTAAATCAAAAAAGAAGTCCATATCACGTCCCAAGTCTGCCACACGCTGGAGCTTGAAACGAACCTGGACAGGCTGATTGTACGATAACTCTTGCGGGCCGTCCATGGCAAAGGTGACCGATTCCTCCGCAAAATGGGAGTACTTTTTGTAGGTCTTGTAGAAGTAGGTAAAGTCTGGATTTCCACTTAATAGTACATTCTGTGCTCCGTAGGCAACTAAGGCATAGAGACCACCACCAGGCATCGCTATTGTTAAATGAGTTAATAGATAGGGTCTTTATACTACAGATTAGACCAATACGTATTCCAATGGTATTGGTCTAACGAAAGTAATAGTAAGGTGAAGGATGAAGAGACGGCGCTTAGTATCCCTGCGTCCACCATGTGTCGTCCAAATACGGGGGAATGTCGCTGGTATCCGTGGCGCTGGCCATCGTGGTGGACGGGCCCTCGTTCATAAGTGTCTGAATTTCCGCATAGCCCAGAGCATAACTGAAGTACGTAAGATTGCTCACGAGACCCTTCATCGCGCCAAATATATCTAAACCTGTCTCCTCGGTGGAGGGGACGATGGAGTGCTTCAATGTAATACGACGCTGGCTGAAACAGATGACGTCCTGATAATTCTGATACGGGGCATAACCGTCAAACGACAGCTTCTTGGCCAGATTACCATTGATGAATACTTCCAGGGAATTGTTCTTGCAAGCAATGGCGACATGCACCCACTTTCCAACGGGAATGTTCTCCACGTCCACGAAGTTATTCCATGTCTTATAGGTATTCATATACACACGAAGGGTGTTCGTATCCGAACGCATGTAAACACCGGGTGCCAAAAGGGGGAATTGCGAGGAATATCCCTTATGGAACAGGTGAAGCAGACCATATTCCTGCTTGAAGGTGGCGGGGTTCACGTGGAGATAGAAGGTGTAGGTAAACTCCACACCTGTGCGCTCGTCACTGGATAGAGATACGATCTTGGCTCCCGTGAGATTTGGATTTTGTGGAATCGTAACTGTCTTGTTCTCGGTGCTGTAGGTTCCAGGAAGAAGTGGTGTACGATTCAGCGACAGACGCTGGATATACTTGTAGACCACCTCCACAAAGAGCAGGACGAGATACATGCATACCACCAGCGTCAACGCAAACAGTAGCTGTGATAATGTACCGGGTTCGGCCTGGGCATTACGATTGTAAAAATTAGCGGCCTGCATCTATTTCTCTTACTTATTTGTATGATTTGTTTTTGTCCCATTAGATTTTGAAGAAAGAGGTAAACCAGTCCACCACATTCGTAATGGGCTCTGGGCCCGCCATATAGTTTTGATACACCGCCTGTGGATTCAGTGCGGCATCGTACATCGCCGTGTTGGCCAGGAGTCCACCGAATCCACCGTAGCCCAGCAGATTTGCGGAGTATCCACCTGCATCTACCTTGTACATATGAGGAAGTACACACGAGCGGGCGAGTTTGCCGTCCTGATACACATCCACCGTGCGACCATTGACGGCAACCGTGATGCATACCCAGCGCTGCAGTTCTATCTCAGGTAGGTCACAAATGGAGGTGCCCTGATCTAGAAGCGCGGAATCCGTCTGCATCTGTGTAAAAGTGGCCGCCTGATTCGCCTTGTCCAGAGACTCCGCGGTAGTACCTTGGTTTGTTGTCACCGCACCCCTCTCCTTGGTATGGAATCGCACCATCAACTTCGGCTTGTTGCCGCCAAGGTAGACGCGTATTGTGTCAAAGTTCGGGCCGCCCACACTGATAATAGACTTATTGAAGCCCGCGCGGTACGACCAATTGTTGATGTAGACCCATGTGGAAATGGAGAACTCGCCGCCCTCGTAGAGAGGGGGCAGTTTGTCTGCCGTGATAATCATCGGACTGGACGGGTCCATCGTCGCGGACATCGTCTTTGTCAGTAGGTCATATCGCACACTCGTAGATGGACCAAAGAGGTATTGATAAAAATGGTACAGGCCGATGATGCCGAGTGCCAGCAACAAATAGGAAAAGATTTTGTCAAATGGCGTGGAGCTATTAGAAGCAACGTTCATGGTCCTGTCAGTTAGTGGGATATTCTTCTTTTCCTTAGACTCCTATATGGCTATATGAACTATGCGTAAGGGGAACGCCACTGAAGTAGGTTGTTACTCGGTGGTTTTGTAATAGGATCACAGGGAAGACCGGGAGGACATTGAGCAAATAGCTTCGCACTGGGGAAACTGCTTGCCACGGGGTCGGCCTCTACCACCGTATTGTTCGTGTTGACGTAGGTAAGCCGTTCGCGTTCCACTTGGCTGGGTGTCAGACGGGCCCCATGTACAAGCACATGCGATACGTAGCCTGAGAGTCCAGTATTACCTACCGAAAGAGAGCTGCTGATAATAACCGGATAACTCTCTAGTCGTTGGGAGGCAACAATCTGATTGTCGTAAATGACATCAAAACGGCGGCCATCGCGAAGAATCGCCAGGAACACCCACTTCTGCTTGGGTATGTTGGGTAGGTCTATGACCTCCTGATGAAAGACACCTGCATCATTTGTCTGAACACGTAGGCGTGCCGTGGTATGGTCTCTGCCTGCGGGAGCGGGCGATACCTCCAGGAACCAATTGTTCTCCACCTGGAGGAGGGGGGTAAAGCTGTTCGCAAACTTCACCGTCTTGTCGCCATTCTCTAACTTGAAAAATCCCATGACGGTGGAACCCCCGCCGCCGAGCAGTAGGGATTGCGTCTCGTCAGGATACAGAATGTCCTTCTTCTCGGCAAGCGACTGGGTGGTGGGTACAAGGTCTGTGGTACTGGAACCCGAATGGATAATGGAATATACAATATAGAATGTAATTACTATCAAAATAACACCAAATATGGTTTCCGCAAACATGAATCACTCTATCTACTTCTATGGATTTCTATTGCCCCTTTCGGACATTACTGTGGCATTGTCTCTGCAGAGAGTTTCTCCATGCGGTCCACCACGGGGGCGGAAGCACAGGACGTACTGGACGGAATCGGGCGAGTTTGGCCAAAGTCCGTTGGACCACTTAA